GATGACGATGTATGCTTGCTTATATGATTACATGTCTGAAAGCTATGACAAGTATTCAGTTGATGAAATTGTCGAAGAAGTCGAAGAGTATTACCCACAATTGTTGGAGGATGCAGATAACTCTTAAAACATGTCAATTTACAAAGATTACTGGACTAAACCAAAACCAACGAAAGAACCCAAATCAAAAGAATCCAAATGAAAACATCATTTTGTAATGGCAATTCATGGTCTAAATTTGATGCTTACTATCATGATGATAGTGAACAATGGACTTATGAATTGATTGATGGACATCACCGCACAAGTTTAATTTACGAGGATAATGATGATGAAATTCTACAAGATTACTGATATTGAGTTTGATTTTGATTATGAAGACATTACATTGGAGGAACAGAATGAAGTGATCGAAGGTGCCAAAGCTTGTCTATGGGATGCAACAAATGAGGATGATCTTTGTGATGTCATTAGTGACAACACCGGATGGTTTGTGAAGTCATTCTCTTATGATGTTATTCGATAACAAACACTGGGCCCCTTAAAGTGTTTCAGTAGTGTAGAAACGAAACAACTCTCTCAAATGTCTCAACAACTCAATGCTTCTATCTATCGTCAACTCTTCACTGATTGTGAGTGGGATGCTATCTCTTCTGCAATGAAAGATTATGCTGATTATGGTGACGAAGAAGCAAACATTGCTGATTCGATTGATGCAAAGATCACTCAAATTTTCAAACTTACTGCCTGATTATGTTACATCAACTCCCTAACGGTAAAATCATCATGCACGATGGATTAATCCGTGAACTTGCTATTCAACGAATGGAAACTTATGATCGTTGGATACAAGACAATCGTGAACAATTAAAGATCGAATCTCAACAACTTTTCGATGATATGTTCGGAGGTTAATTCTTTCAATGACTCCGAAATCTTCCGAGGTTTTCCGAGTCGAGTCACGCCCCTAATTTTATCAAAAAACTATGATTCTTCTGACATCTGATTCTCACGGTTGTGTGTATACTATTGACAGTGAAGGTTGTTTATACTATATGCCCAAACATCTTGATGGATCAATTAACTTTGAAGAACTTGCAGAAGTTGAATCTGTTGATGAATTAGATGATGAAGATACTTCTCAAATTCATTCTCAATTGATTACAATGTCCAAATCAATTGGTCATTACTTCTGTTAGTGGGCCCCTGAAAGTGTTTCAATAGTATAGGATACCATTTCTCTCATGCGTAAGATCGAACAACAAATGAACAATGCCATTTCTAACAACAAGTCCTGGCAATCTGCAAACACCAGTGTTGTTTGTGATGACAATGGTGTCTCTCATGTGTATCTTCATGGCAACAAGATTGCAGAGGTTGGTGATGACTTTGTTCAGATCTTTGATGGTGGTTGTCAATCCAATACCACCAAATCCCGTCTGAATGCTATTCTCAAAGAACATGCAATTGATGGTGAGTGTGTGTATCAAAAGAACTTCAAATGGTATGTTGATAAGTTCATTGGATGTGCCGGAACTTTCAAGGTTTATAACACTTTCGAGTTCACTGATGGTTTCATGTTTGCCTGATTGATTTAACTCTCTTCTCTATACCATCTGCAACCCTTCCAACTATATCTGGAAGGGTTTTTTAATGCCTTCGTTACACCTGTAGCTTTGCCGCTACCTAACACTCTACCCGCTTCTCTTATACTATCAAAGTGATATATGATTTTCCCGTCTAATATACGCTTGCCATAGATTTTATGGGAGTAAGGTCTATTATCTAATTTCTCCCACTTATATCCATATGCCACAATCTTCTGTTTGATTGCTCTACTGATGTTGCCAGAACCTCCTTTGATTCCTATACTCTTCCGCGCTTCAGTTATGCTATCAAATTCAAGAACTTCTCCCGTCTCGACATTAGTTGCTCTGACTTTTCTCCTAGCATGTTTACCATCACCGCTCTTATCTCCGAATGGATTAACCCCTTGATATTTGTCTTTTAGAGTATTACGTATTGAAGCAATATGTTCAGGAGACTTTTCTTTCCCTTGCATAGTTGTTGATATTCTATCCCGAACTTCTTCGCTTATCTCTTTTGCTTGTTCTCCGCCTGTTGTTAGATTGTATCCGTTGTTAAATGTATCAAACTGTTCTATCCAATATCTCTCCCTATCCGAGAGTTGCGCCGCTGGGATATTAGTTTCTATTTCACGGACAGTAAACATAGAGACGCCATATTTCTTGATTGCTCTATACAATGGTCTGTGTGATTTACTCTTCGATTCTGTTATATGATGCCGCCATCTTTCGCCCACGGTCTTGATAGTCTGACCGATATATCTCTTGCCATTTACCTTACAAATGATTGAGTAGATTGTCCCAGTTGTCATAAGATAGCGTGTGATAGAAGGCTTTACTATGTATGATAAAATGCCCCGCTAAATGGTGTCTATATAAAGGTTTAGCGAATTTATTGTTAGTAACTCCGAATGCACTGTGTAGTTACTTTGGGGCGTATTTACAGTGTTTTTAATGTGTCTAGGAGTAGTGATTTTAGACTGCCCCAGCTTATCACACCACCGAGAAATTGTCAACCCCCCGATGTCAGAATTTCCAGAAATAAGACTTACAAAAATCACACTGATTCTGATAAATACCTGCAATGACTTGACAGAAATGCTCTGTTAGATTATACTATAAAAGTCACTCAAATCCCCCCAAAGATATGTCAGTTGCTTATCGCCAGGCACAGAAACAGCGTTATCGCATTACTCTTGAGCTTGATGTAATGCATGACTTCGACCCGCACCAGCTTGATTGGGAGAAACTCTTTGAGCTGGAACCGGCAGAGAAGGTGACAGCTTATGTGGAGGACTTGAGCACACCGGACTTTTGGTGAGTTATAAACAGTGGGCCCTGTAAAGTGTTCTAGTAGTATAAGGGACGCAATCGGACGGACCCACTGACACCTCACCGATTGAATCTCAAGATCAGATCTGATCATCAGTCAACGTTAATCATCAGTCTTATGACATCAACTTTGCAGTCTAATCTCACCGATACCACTTACAACGGGTGGGCGAATTATGAGACCTGGAACGTATCACTCTGGATCGGTAATGATGAGTTTCTTTATAACACTGCCAAGGCATGTGTAAAGTACGTGAGTGATAACGAAACACCCTACGATAGGTTCGTTCGTTGTATGCACAATAACGAAGATTTCGTCACTGGTGATAACGTGCGTTGGGATGATGATAACATCGACCGTGATGAAATTATGGAGATGATGGAAGAACTCTGATCCGTCAGCTACCAGTCTAACAAATTGACCTGGAGATGTCAATAAACTCTCTGTCAGTTCTTTACACTTTTCTCTCGTTATTATGTCTCGCGAAGTTGCACTCGGTCTTCTCCGTCAAGGTAACACTGGCAGTGAAATTCTGTCGATTCTGGATGTGATCGTCTCTGATATTGAAGATGCTAATATTCAGGATTGTGCAGAGCATTATGCTGCTATCAGTGCTGATTTTGCGTTCTGATTGATAGTTACCGTGCGGGGAGTTGACATCAGTCTCTTCCCGTATTATAATGAGTTTATATCAGTGAATGAGCAGTGTTTTGCGCGGTTCGTTGATATCGCCCGGCGGGCGTTGTCCCCGTATATAAAAATCCATCACTACCCTAACCTACAGAGGTGACAAAATGCGAGCTAAATATAAAAACTGAAAAAAAATTTTGAGGGGCTGAGAAGTCCCTTTTTTAGTTTTTTATAAAATTTGATATATAATTTTAAGATGTAAAACAAATTGAGTAAAAAAATTTCCGAAAAAATTTTTGAGGACCCTATGGAAAAAATATATCACATATATGCAAAGAATAAATGTATATTTCATTCATTAAAGGAAGAGGAGTTTCGAAGGACTTGGAATCAATTGAATAGTATGGTAGGATTAATGAAGACAGATTATACAACGGAAGATTTAAGTTATGAGGAGGCTGTATTTTTAAGTGAACATGGTGGAGGAGGATCTTTCGAATCACCTTCGTATTGACGCCCTTGGGTATTGACTGAACATATATAATCTGTTAGAATTGAACTGAAAGTTTATTTCCATTATGGCAAAAGGATTTACTGTAAAAACTGTAGCACCAAAGAAGGAATCAAAACCTGATTTTGACATTCCTGCGATTAAGGAACGTATGAAAGGGAAGACGATTGTATTTTGTCTTCCAGGAAGGGGATGTTCATATATCTTTCTGAAGAACTTTGTACAACTATGTTTTGATATGGTACAGAATGGTATGGCCATTCAGATCAGTCAAGATTATAGTTCAATGGTTAACTTTGCACGTTGCAAGGTATTGGGAGCAAATGTACTTCGTGGACCAAAGCAAATTCCTTGGGATGGTAAGTTGGAGTATGACTATCAGTTATGGATTGATAGTGATATTGTATTTGACACTAACAAGTTCTGGCAGTTGTGTGATCTTGCATTATCTGAAGATGGCACAGAACGAGAGATTACTGCTGGGTGGTATGCCACAGAGGATGGTCAAACTACATCTGTCGCACACTGGTTAGAAGAGGATGATTTCCGTAAGAATGGTGGAGTGATGAATCACGAAACTGTCGAATCAATGTCCAAGCGTAAGAAGCCATTCACGGTGGACTACACAGGATTTGGATGGGTATTGATTAAGAAGGGAGTTTTTGAGAATCTTGAGTATCCATGGTTTGCACCGAAGATGCAAGTCTTTGA